ATTTTGATCATGAATCGCACGCGTACAGGCAATGGGGCAAGCTGCGAATGGTTATCAATCGTTGAGGGGGGCCCCTCCCCCACCAAAAGGGCCGACTCACCCCAACGCGCACAAATCGCAAAAAACTCAAAAACTTTTACAATACTTTACAAATCTCCCAACATCCGTCATATTTAAAAAATGATACCCACCCGCGCATACGATCTCTTAAACGAGTTGGAAAAACGCAGCGTTGACGAGTATGTTGAATACGCTATTAACGAACAGCACCGTAAACGAGAACGTATAGTCCATGCTCTGCATTTACCAATTCCGATAGAATATATCCGGCGTTCTAAAGATGCTTTGTATAAACCCCTTGTGCTTGCCGCCGTTGCTGAAAGGTTACGGGAAGCCGCAGATGACCAAGATATTAGCCCGTCCCGCGTTATCAAAGAACACGCTTCGATAGCCTTTTCCAACATTGAAGATTACATCAAAGCTGGCCCTTTTGGTCAGGTGGAGCTTAGGGACATAAGCACTATCAACTCTGAGAAAATGGCCGCTGTGAAAAGTATTGAGGTCAAGCCTGGGGCGTTCGGGCTACACACCAAAATTATAATGCACGACAAACACCCAAGCTTGAAAGCAATGGGTGAGCTTATGGGACTTGTGGCGCCAGACCAACCGCCTGCCCTTTTTGAGTATGTTCAACCTCCCAAAGTTCAGAACGAGGAGCAAGGCCGCGCGCCCGCAGAGATGTATGCGGAGTTATTAAAATGATAATTTACAGAGTTCAGAACGTTTTAAATAATAAATGCTATATAGGTTTTACTTCAAGAAACGTTGAAGAAAGGTGGCGCGAACATTGTCATGACGCTTTAACTCGTGTAGGTCAGTGTCGCAAGTTTCACGCTGCAATTCGTAAATATGGGGTTCATGTTTGGGTAAAAACTGTTTTATTTGAAAGCAATGATAAATCTGAAGCACTAAAACAAGAGACTTTCAACATTACAAAATTTAACAGTATTGAAAATGGTTACAATATTACTTTTGGTGGTGAGATTGGGACGCTTGGTTTAAAGATGCCATGTTCTTTCGGTGAAAAAATTTCAGAACGTCAAAAAGGTAAAAACAACCCATGCTACGGGAAAACTTATAGTGTTGAAGAACGCCTTCAACATTCAGAACGTTTAAAGAAATGGCATAAAAATAACAAACACCCACGAAAAGGTAAGACCGCCACGGAACAAACAAAAACGCTAATGTCCAAGGCCGCGACAGGTGATAAAAATCATTTTTTTGGTAAAAAGCACAAACCTGAAACAATCAAACACCTTTCAGACAATAATCCAATGCGTGAAAAGTGGGGTTGGATGAACCCCTGCACTGCTCGGAATATCCTTGCTATGCAGATATATTCAAAAGCTGACAAATATTATAAAAATTGGTTAGATTGCGGTAAAAAAGGAGCGGATGTGATTTGCAATATGAACTGCGAAAAAAAGCGCAGACCCCACCTTAACCTGGTGCAAAAATTTAAATCTGGTTGGATACCTGAAAAAGACCCTAAATGGTTAGAGAATTTTAAATGCGCGACATCATAGGATGGGATGATGCCCCTGAAGTTATCGAGTTAAATGTCGCCAGACCTCACGCACACTCAAAAAAGCAATGGCCCCCTGACTACGATTCTATTTATCGTTGGAGATTTAAAACACTCACAACGATAAAAACCAATCCTAAAATGTTAGAATCTGCCAAAACGTATTACAGCACTCGCCCTGCTGAGTTCATCATGGACTGGATGGACACTTATGACCCTCGTGTCAAAACGAACAAGTGGATGCCCTTTGTCTTTTTTGAGAAGCAGATGGAAGTCGTTCAATTTTTAGAGAGTTGCGAAAAAGATCAGGAAAACGGGCTTGTAGAAAAATGCAGGGATGCAGGTCTTACATGGATTTGCGTTGCTTACACGATTTGGAGGTTTTTGTTCATACCAAACGATGCTGTAGGATGGGGTTCAAGGAAAGAAGCTCTTGTTGATAAAATCGGAGACCCTGACAGCATATTTGAAAAATTTAGACTTGTCTTAAAAAGGCTACCCTCTGTTTGGCTACCTAAAGACTTTAGTGTCTTAAAACATGCTACATTTATGAAAATTATCAACCCTGAAAATGGGGCGGTAATAACAGGGGAAGGTGGTCGAAACATCGGCAGGGGCGGAAGAAAATCTATATTCTTCTTAGATGAAGCCGCACACATTGAAGGGGCGGAAGAAGTTGAGGCGGCGCTCGGCGACAACACCAACGTCCGTATTGATATTTCATCTGTAAATGGTTTAGGAAACGTTTTTCACAGGCGCAGAGAGCATGGGGTTGTTTGGTCGCCTGGTTTAGAAACAGTAAAAGGTTTTGTTCGCATATTTATCATGGACTGGTCAGATCATCCTAACAAAACTCAAGAATGGTATCAAATTAGAAAAGCTCGTTACGAACGCGAGGGGATGGCCCACATTTTTGCTCAAGAGGTGGACCGCTCCTATTCTGCTGCGGTGAGCAACACCATCATTCCTTACGAGTGGATCAAAGCATCTGTCAACGCGCACAACGAAGTGCCCTACATGATTGGCAAATGTGGAGGCAACTGGGCAGCGGGGCTTGACGTGGCCGACGAGGGCATTGACCGCAACGCCTTAAGCATGTGCGAGGGCATTATTTGGCGTTACACCTCAGAGTGGGGGGAACGCGACCCAGGCATTACAGCACGCCGCGCCATTGAGCAATGTCGCCCGTATTCGGGGCGGATCGTCACGCAGTACGACTGCATCGGGGTGGGGAGCGCCGTCAAAACGGAGTACAACAGGCTCACACAAGACGAGCATGTGTTCGAGGCGTCAGACATACCCTTCGTACCGTGGAACGCCGGTGCGGGAGTGGAGAGACCCTTCGACCGCATCATTCCTGACGACGACGAATCGATTATGAACAAAGACTTCTTTGAGAATTTGATAGCTCAGGCATGGTGGTCACTTCGCACGCGTTTTTACAAAACTTTCAAAGCCCGAACGGAAGGAACGGTGTATAAAATTGAGGAGCTTATATCACTTGATGCTAACATGCCCTTACTTGACCAACTTTGCAAAGAGCTTGCACAACCAACCCGCACGCAATCAGGCAGACTGAGGATGCTGGTGGAGAAGAAGCCAAAGGGCACGCGCTCACCAAACCTTGCAGACAGCGGGGTTATGATGTATTATCCTTTGGCAACAAATGGCAATCAGGTAGAGGTGGGATCGTATGGGCATTAAACAAGAACTCGAAGCACGGGCGAAAGACATTGACTTTATGGTGCCGTACTGGGACAAAGTTGATGCCATCGTGGAAGGGCATGATGCGGTTCGCGCTGCTGGCAAAGCTTTCTTACCCATGTTCCCAGCAGAGACCGAGGATGACTATACTTTCAGGTTGAGCGTTGGCAAATTTACAAACGTTTACCGCGATGTGGTCGAGGGCCTGTCATCAAAACCTTTTGAGAACGAGGTAACAATACTTGGCAAAAATGTACCCGACACCATTACAAAATTGATGGAGAACGTTGACGGGTCGGGCAGCAATCTGACCATGTTTTCAGCCCTGACCTTTTTTAACGGCATCAATAATGCGATTGATTGGATTTTTGTCGATTATCCTACTGTAAAATCTGAGAAACCTTTAAGCATCGCCGATGCTGAGAAGATGAACCTCAAGCCTTATTGGTCACACGTCCTAGCCAAAAACGTGCGCGAGGTAAGAACCGAGGTTATAAATTCCAAAGAAGTTTTAAGTTACATTCGTATTTTTGAACCTGCCATGAACACCACGCCCAACCGCTTCAGGGTCTTTGAGCGAACTGGGTCTATTGTGAATTGGACGCTCTATCGTGAAGAAAAAAATGACTACGTTATTGACGACCAAGGCGTTCTTTCAATTGACGTCATTCCCCTTGTACCGTTTGCAACGGGTCGCAGGGACGGTAAAAGCTTTAAGTTTTTCCCAGTGATGCGTGATGCTGTGGACTTGCAGGTGACTTTGTATCAAAACGAATCGGCGCTTGAGTTTATCAAAACAATGGCCGGATATCCGATGCTTGCCGCCAACGGCATGAAACCTCAAATGGGGTCAGACGGCAAAACGCCTATGAAAGTTGCCATTGGGCCCATGAAAGTTCTTTACGGCGTGCCAGACGGAGCAGGGAATCACGGTGAGTGGAAGTTCATTGAACCCAACGCTAACTGCATGGAGTTCTTGCAAAAAAACATTGATAAAACCAAACAAGACTTGAGAGAGCTTGGCAGACAACCCTTGACAGCACTGTCAAGTCAGCTTACAACTGTTACAACGTCCATTGCTGCTGGTAAGGCGAAAAGTGCCGTAACAGCTTGGGCTTTGGGATTAAAAGATGCGTTGGAGAACGCGCTGGTGATCACAGCCAAATGGATGAAACTAAATGACTACGATCCTGAAGTTAACGTTTACACAGGATTTGACAATGTGCTTGACGATGGTTCTGATTTGACCGAGCTTGGTAAAGCAAGGGAACGCGGAGACCTTTCACTTGAGACATATTGGTCAGAGCTAAAAAGACGGAAAGTTTTGTCACCAGAGTTCGAAGCTGAGGACGAAAAGACTAAAATACTTGATGAAATACCAAACGGAGACAATCCATTGGACAGCCCAACAATCACAACGGAGAAATTATGAAAAAATCTTTACTTTTACTTTCAGCCTTTGCTTTTAACAATGGCACATGGAAGCTTGATGAAAATGGCGCGGTAGTGCTCAAAGACGGCAACCCTGTTTATGTTGATGGTTCAGGCCGAGAGATGGTTGCCGGTATTGACACAATTTTAAAATTTAGCGGTGAAGCAAAAACTTACCGTGAAGCAAAAGAAGCTCTTGAGAACAAGTTGAAAGCCTTTGAGGGAATTGACCCTGAGAAAGCCCGTAAATCAATTGAGATTGCTGACAAAATTGACGCAAAACAACTTATTGATGCTGGTAAAGTGGACGAGTTGAAAAATCAAATTACTGCCCAGTTCACTACCCAACTTCAAGAAAAAGACAAGGCCAACGGCGTTTTAGAACAAAATTACAACAATCTTTTGGTCAACAATTTGTTTTCTCAAAGCGAGTTTGTAAGAAACAACCTTGCCGTGCCCCGCGACATGTTCGAAGCGACTTTCCGCAACAACTTCAAAGTTGAAAACGGTCAGGTCGTTGCATACGACAAAGCTGGCAACAGACTTTTGTCCGCAACGCGCACAGGTGAGTTTGCCGATCCTGAAGAAGCTTTGCAGTTGTTGGTTTCGGCCCATCCTCAAAAAGATGTTATTCTCAAAGCAGACATTGGCAACGGCTCTGGCAATAACGGTGGCGGTGGCGGTGGCGGTGGCGCAACTCGCGTAATCAAACGTGCTGACTTTGCAAAACTAGACGCAACCAAACAAGCTGAAACTGCTGCCAAAATCGGCAAAGGTGAAATGCAGTTGACAGACTGATAAAATTAAAATAATATACTCGCACGGATGCTTGGATGAGCTGAAGGGGAACGAGTCGGATGGCTCACTGGATTTAAACAACCGGTGCGCCATTTTTTTATGTTCGCACCAAACAAACAATTTTTGAAAGGTGCATAAAATGCAAAAACATAATCTATTGGGAGCTTACGCTTTCGTAAACGTTTTGACAGGATTGATTCCTGATCTATTCGCTGGTCTTAATGTTGTTTCTCGTGAAATGGTAGGATTCATTCCTTCTGTTACTCGTAACGTTTCAGCAGAACGCGCAGCCAAAGACCAAAACATCACATACCCTGTTGCTCCATCTCTTTCATCGCAGAACATTGTTCCTGCAATGTCATCAGCAGAACCACCTGATGTAACTGTTGGTTATGGTCAAATGACAATTTCAAAATCAAAAGCTGTTGAGTTTGGTTTTGTTGGTGAAGAATATGTCGGCCTAAACAATGGCGCTGGATACAATCAAATCCAAGCTGATTTGTTTGCTGAAGCACTTCGCGTTCTTGTAAACGAAGTCGAAGCTGACATTGCTCAAGAGGCCGCTGTTAACGCTTGCCGCGCTTTCGGTACAGCAGGAACAACTCCTTTTGCTTCTGATTTGTCCGACTCTGCATTTGTTAATCAAATCCTTGATGACAACGGCGCACCGATGACAGGTCGTTCTTTGGTTATCAACTCTGCTGCCAAAGCCCGTTTGCAATCTCTTGGTCAATTGACCAAAGTGAACGAAGCTGGTGATCGCATGACTTTGCGTGACGGTATGTTGGGTGATATTCACGGCGCGATGATTAAAGCCTCTGGTCAAGTTAAAACATTGACAAAAGGTACTGCCGCTTCAGCTACAACCAACACTGCTGGTTACGCTTTTGGCGCAACAGTAATCACATTGGCTTCTGCTGGTACAGGCACGATCCTTGCTGGTGATTACATCACCTGCCCGATCG